AATCGATTGGAGGCAATGCAAATGAGCAATGAGCATGACGAAAGGCTTATGGAGGCGCGCACGCTCAACGTCACCGGCCTACGCTTGCGCGACACCAACGACACCGGCGACGGCATGACCTTGGAGGGCGTGGCCGTGCCCTTCAATCAGCGATATGCGCTGTTCAGTGATTACGCCGAGGTGATAGACCCCGATTGCGACTTCGGCACCCGCAAGACCGTGAAGGTGAGCCGCGAGCATGGCGACCTTATCGGCAAGCTGACCGACATGCGCAGCGAAGCGGACGGCTTGCACGTCGTGGCGAAGCTGGCCGACACCGAAAGCGGGCGCGAGGCCGCCGAACTGGTTCGTGAAGGCGTCTACGACGGCTTCAGCATCGGCTTCAGGCCGGTGGAAAACAGGGTTATCGACTCGGACGACGGCGTTACCGAGGTACACCGCCGCAAAGTGGACCTGTTCGAGGTTGCCGTTACCGGCATCCCCGCGTATCCGGCCGCCGAGATCACCAGCCAACGCTCACAAACCACAACCACCAACAATGAAAGTGAGGCACCCAGTATGGGCAACGACAACGAACAGCGCGACGTGAACGAACGCTTGGAGGCATTCGGGGAGGAACTGCGAGGCATCAAGGCCACCGTGGCCGCCGGCATCCAGACCACCGCACCGGCCGAGCTGGGCGGAGAGTTCCGCACCGCCGGCGACTATCTCAAGGCGCTGAGCGACGAACGCAATGCCGACCACGCGGCCGCCATCGACCTTATGCGCCAGACCCGAGATCAGATCGTCACCGGCGACACCGGCAACACCGTGGCATGGATTGCCAACGACTTGCGCCTGATCGAACAGCGCCGCAAGGTGACGAACATCCTCACCCGCGACACGCTGCCGGCCACCGGTATGAGCATGGAATACAACGTGGTGAGCGAGGACACCACGGCCGCGGCCAAGCAGACCGCCGAGGGCACGGCCCTGACCTTCGGCAAAGTGAAGTTCGGCACCAAGACCGCCGACATCAACACCTATGGCGGCTACACCACGCTTTCGCGCCAGACCATCGAGCGCAGCACCACCCCCATGCTCAACACGGCGCTGAAGGCCCTGAACAACGCCTATGCGAAGTCCACCGAAAACGCCGTGCGCACCTACCTGTACGACCTCATCAAGTCACAGCGCGACGCGACCGACAACCCGAACAACATCACGGCCCCGGCCGCCTTGAACGCCATGACGCCAGACCAGTGGGCCGGCCTTATCCTTGACGCCGCCGAGGTGATGGACGATAGGAACGCGGCCATGACCCGTCTGGGCGTCTCCAAGGACGTGGCGCTGGCCCTTATCAAGCTCAAGGACTCGGGCAACCGGTTCATGGACATTTCAGGCAAGGGCGGCGACACCATCGGCGCTTTCGACCTCACCGGCGTGGTGGGCGACCTCATGCGCGTACCGGTGTACTTGCTGCCGAAGGCCCCGACCGGCACCGCCGCGTTCATCGACCCGACCGCCGTCACCGTGTGGGAGAGCGGCGGCCCCACCCAGCTTTCCAACACCGACCCCGTGAACATCGTGGACAACTATTCGGTGTACGGATACATGGCCGTGGCCGCAACGTTCACCGACGGCCTGTTGCCTGTCAAGTTCGCTGCCGCGTGAAGTGACCATGAACGACGAACAGTTGTTGGCCCAGCTCCGCAACGAAGTGAGCGTGCCCAGCGGTGACAATGAACGCTTGGCCGCGAAGCTGGCCGCCGCAAAGGCGTATGTGGCAAGCGCCGTGGGCGCGGCGTCCATCAAGAACGAAGTACTGGCCGATTGCATCGTGTCGTGCGCCGCCGACCTGTACAACAGCCGCGACGCCCGGCTGGGCGTCATGGACGTTGGCGACGGCACCACCGAACCGTTCAGAATCTCAACAGACCCGTTGCGTTCGGTGTGGCCGAAACTCAAGGCGGCGGGCGTGAACACCGGCGGGCTGGTGATCGCATGACCGTGAGCGTGCGCGAGGAACGCGAAGCTCTTATGGACTTGCTCACCGACGCCGCCGGAGACCTCGTGGACGCCGTGACCATCGACGCTCAAGAGGTCCGGCCATTGCCCGGCAAGGCCGTTATGCTGATCGACCCGCCGACGATCACGTTCGAGGGCTACCAGTTCCAAGAGCGCATCTGGACCGTGAACGTGATCGCCGGCACCACCGCCACACAGGTGCAAGCGTTGGACATCATCACACCCGTGGTCGAAAGACTCTGGGCGCGCAAGGTGAACATGCGAAGCGCGAAGCCCGTCACCTATTCGCTGGCCGGCGTGGGCAACCTCGCGGCCTACGAACTGACCCTTAACCCCTTGGAACTAACCGAAGACTAACCGAAAGGAAACAATCATGGCGAAGGTACGCACACTTGGCCCCGGCTCGCTCAAGATCGGAGACACCGGCAGCGAACAGGACTTTAGCGCGGACGTGACCAACACCGCGTTGGAGCCGAGCACCGACACCGAAGACCCGGACAACTTCCTTGACGGGCACAGCGAGGGCGGCAGCCAGACCGAGTCTTGGACGCTGACCGGCAGCGTCAAGGAAGACTTCAGCATGGACGGCCTTCAGGTCTGGTGCAACCAGCACAGCGGCGATGAACTGCCGTTCACGTTCATTCCGAACACGTCGGGCACCGTCCAATGGAAGGGCAAAGTGACAATTGCCAGCATCCAGATCGGCGGCGACGTGAAGAGCAAGAACGCCAACGACTTCAGCTTTGCCGCAACGGACGTGACGCCCAGCGCCTACACGCCGTCCGGGATGTGACGTTTGGCCGGGACGATTGCGGCCGGCGGCAACGGCTCCTTGCAACTGAAGGGCGCGGGCCAGCTGGCGCGAAGCCTGAAGAAAGCCGGCGACGATCTGAAAGACCTCAAGGCCGTGAACCGCGAGGCCGCTTCAATAGTCGCCGGCGAGGCCAAGAAAACGGCCCCGCACGTATCCGGCAGACTGTCGCGCACCGTGCGCGCCGGAGCCACCCAGAAAGCCGGCGTGGTGCGCGCCGGCAACAAAGGCAAGGTGCCATATGCCGGCGTCATTAACTACGGCTGGCCCGGCCACAACATCAAGGCAACCTATTTCGCTAACAAGGCCGCGAAGGACACCGAACCGGAATGGACGGCCCTTTACTCTCAGGCCGTCGAAAAGATCATAAACCGCATAACCACAGGAGATTTAAGCAAATGAGCGACACCACCATACCGGCGAACACCCGCGTTCGCTACACCGACGGTCACACCGACGAAATCATGGTGACCATGTTCCAACGCACCGCCGCAGAAACCTACGGCAAGGCCCACGGCTGGGGCAGCCTCATGGAGGCCGCCGTCAAGTTCAACGCCTATAGCGCCTATATGCGCTGCCGCCAGACCTCACTTACTGATCTGCCATTCGACCGGTGGCTGGCAACCGTCGTGAGCATCGAGGACATAGCCAACGACAACGACAACGACAACGCTGTGGACATGTTCGACACCCCGGTGGCCGCCAACGTGAGCGACGGCGAGGAAGAGACTTTCGGCCCTTTCCCCGCTGGGACGCCGACGGCCTGAACGCCTATTCGTGCGTGCTTGCCGCCCGCTTCGGCGGCACCCCGTGGGCGTGGCGTCGCGAGAGCGAGCCTAGCCCGGAGGACTGGGGCACCTGTTTGGAACTGTTGGAAAAGGAACGCGAGGACGCCGAAGAGGCCGAGCAAGAGGCAAAGGAGGCGAGACGATGAAAAGCGCAATTCTTGCCATTCGCATTATCGGTGACGCCACCAGCGCCGTGGCCGCTATGGACAAGGCCCAACGCGCAAGCATGTCCTTCAAGGACAAAGTGGGCAAGGCCAGCGTGGCGGCAAGCGCCGCTTTGGCCGCCGTCGGCGCGGGCGCGGCCAGTTGCGCGAAGGCTGCCGGCGACCTACAGCAAAGCGTCGGCGGCGTCGAAACCGTGTTCGGTGACTCTAGCAAGCAAATGCTGGCATGGAGCAAGAACGCGGCCAAGAGCGTGGGCCTAAGCCAGAACGAATACAACGAGTTCGCCACGCTGGTGGGCAGCCAGCTACAGAACTTCGGCATGTCTGCGGAACAGTCGGCAAGCAAGACAAACGAACTTATCGGCTTGGGCGCTGATCTGTCCAGCATGTTCGGCGGCACCACGGCCGACGCCGTGGACGCGCTATCATCGGCACTCAAGGGCGAAATGGACCCCATAGAGAAATACGGCATCAGCCTGAACGACGCCACACTACAGGCTCAGGCCGCTTCTATGGGATTGGGCGACCTGTACAAGTCGGGCGACCGCAACGCCAAAATGCAAGCCACGCTTGCCGCCATCACCGCCCAGAGCGGCAAGGCCGTGGGCAACTTCGCGCGCGAGGCAGACACCGCGCAAGGCCAGCAACAGCGCATGAACGCCGCCTTCGAGAACGCCAAGGCCGCGTTGGGCGAAGCCCTGTTGCCGTTCCTCACCCAGATGGCCGAGAAACTCGCCAGTGTCGCCACATGGATACAGGCGAACACGTCGTGGCTTGGCCCGCTGGTGGCCGTGATCGCGGCCGTGGCCGCCGTCATAGTCACGCTTAACGCAGCCATGACCGCGTACAGCGTCGTGGCCGCCATCGTTGCCGCAGCACAAGGTGCCGTTAACTTGGCGTTTCTGCCGGTGGTGGCCGTGATTCTAGCCATTGTGGCCGTTATCGCCGTGCTGGTGACGAACTGGGACAACGTGAAGAAAGTCGCCGGCATTGCCGCCGACTGGATACGCGAGAAATGGGACGCGCTGTGTTCCTGGCTCAAGTCGGCATGGTCTTCAATCGGCAGTTTCTTCAGTGGAATAGGCGAGGGCATCAAGAACGCCTTCGCCGGCCCTATCAATTGGATAGCGAACAAATTCGAGTGGCTGGCCGACAAGGTGCGCGGCGTGTTCGACTGGATTAGCGGCGCATGGAACAAGGTAAGCGGGTGGGTGTCCGGCATCTTCGGCGCGAAGAAGTCCGTTGCTTCGGCTTCGGCGTCCTATATGGCCCAGCCCATGCGCGTCTACTCGGCTTCGCGCACCATCGACCCCACAGCCACAGCCACAGCCATGGCAACGCCGTTGCGCGCCCGCGCTTCGGCCCCCAGCCTGTTCGCCACCACGGCACCGGCCGGCGTGGCCGGAACGACGCGACCGGCCAACGTGACCGTGAACATAAGCGTGGACGCGCACGGAAACCTTGACAACGACAAGGTGGCCGGCGAGATCGTGGCAAGCCTTGACCGTTGGGCCAAGGTGCGCGGAAGGGAGCTAACATTATGAGCGCCGTGAGCAAATGGAGCAACCCGCTGCCGGAGGGCTGCCACATCTTCCTTGACCTCCGCCAACTGCCCGAGGCACAGGACGGCAGCGACGATCTGGTGCCCTTGTCTCCGTTCACGATTGAGTGGGGCGTGGAGAAGCCGTGGGACGAAACCAACCCGGCCGTCCTGAACATCACCTTGATAGATCAGGCCGGCCGTTATTCCAAGTCCGCCAACAGTCTTATGGGCCACCGGCTCACCGTCCGGCCGGCGTGGGAGCTACAGGGCACCCACAACGAAAGTCCCTTGTGCTACGCCCTGTTCGACGGATACGTGACAGACGTGCAGATGCTCGACCACGACGGCGGACGAAACCGTATCAAGCTCACCGCATCAGACCGCATCTACATCCTTCGCACCGACTGCCGCAAGGGGCCTAACGACGGCACCGACGCACAGGCAGCGCGCGGCTTCCAATGGTGGCTACAGGGCACCGTGACCGACACGCTGAAACGATGGCTTAACTTCGACGGCATCCCCGCCAACTACATCACCTACAACACGTTTTCGGCACCGCCGAAGGCCAGCGACCGGCACAGTTTCATGGACTTCTGCGAACGCAAGGTAACGAGACAGATCGACGGCAAATACAACTTCGAGGTAGACCGCATGTTTTACATGTCCTACCAAGACGCCAGCGCCGCAAAAGTGCCACAGCTCCGCGACATACGCGCCTTCTGGGATACCGACGTGATACTTACCGGCCCCACCATCGTGCTGGGCGACGGGTCAACCACCATAAACGACGACTACCGCACCCCTGCGGCGTCACGTATCATCATCGACGCCCGCCCCACGTTGGAAAGCGCCTCAGACTATTACACACAAGTCGAAATGAAATACGCGCACCGAGG